CACCTTTAAAGTTCGCATAGCCTTCGGAATAATCTTTAAATTGTTTCTGGTTAATATCTTTATTTGATTGTGTTCTTTCTATTATTACTTCTTTCGCTATCTCGAAAAAAGCATCTGCCTCTGCTTTGCTCGGATTATAACCTAGCAATGTCGCCAAGTTTATCTCCTGCTTTACCTCGTCCATTGAGAGAGATATTTTCATTTTATTCCTCTATATCGTCCTGCTCCATTTCTTTATTGATTTTGTCCATTTTACTAACGTCTGCTTTTTCTTCTATCTCGCCAGTCGCCAGTTTGTTATCGATAATGTTTTGTTGCAGTTTCTTTAATGCATCGGTCCTGCTTATATTTTCTTTTTTTGCAATGTAATCGATAATTGAAACTACGTTTTGCGGCAATTGTCTCTCCATTAAATCCCATTCCTCTGTTTCAGTTTTTTCTGATTGTGGTTTTTTAAATGTAATTGATAGTTCTGAATCTGCCGGAATAGATGGCGACTTCATTAAATTCAACGTGGCAGTTTTTGATAAATTACCTTGCATCGTTTTAATTAAATGGAATAGAGCAATTTCAGCATTTGTAAATGTCTCGAAATCATCTTTATTGCTCATTGCTCTGTCTATCATTGAAACTAATCGCTCAAATCCGCTGGCATATGACTCTCCAGAATTATCAGACGTAATAGCGCCATCAACTGATTGACTCGACAGAAACATAAATAACAATACTTTTAAAAACTCAATTGTGCCGCCAATATCGGCGTTAGGTGTGGCAAATCCAAAATCTGTTTCGACTCCTGCCTCTTTATCATTAGGTAATTTTAAAACGTAGTTAGGTCCAACCTTTACCGATTGTAGCAATGCCTCTTTATTGCCTTTATACCATGCCTGCGCAAATCCCTGCATCTTTACAACTTGAGCTGCCTCACTCATGCGAGTGTTAAACTCAACTGTAAAATCAGAAAAAGGCGATCCTTGTCTAACCCAATATTCGTATTCTTTTACATCTGATATTTCGATAAACGGCAATATGCCTAATTCATTTGAAACATTATCGCCAGAAACAATTTCCCCTGCTCCATTGAAAATAAAATTCAACTGCTTGGTCCAAGCAGCATATCTTTTATTTTTCTGTTTTTCTTTCTCTCGCATTTGAGCTGTTTCATTATATTGATCTGTCGATTGAGCAGACATTGAAAATGTCCCTGTCGCTGGCGCAGGCCTTTTACCTTGCTCATATGCCTCGTTTGATTTGTCATATGCAGAGATAATATAACCAGCAGCATTCTCTATATCATTATCGCCCATGATCGGATCATAGTGGTGCGGTTGATAAATCTTTGTTGTCAATTTCCCATTGGCCGGAACAACTTGCATTAAAATCTGTCTATGCAATTTGTAATATTTCAATGCAGAGCAAACTGCCTTATTAACCCCGATTTCTTGATAAAGCGATTGTAAATCATATTCGCTATTGGCAATACGTCTGTCTGGTTGCTCTTGATAGACGATTGAACTTTTATTGATGGCGCGTTTACAGATATTAATTGATTTAACAACAGGCATTTCTATAATGGTTTGCTCGTCAAACTGTTTGCGTAATTCAGCATAAACATAATTATCCAAGCGGTCCTTTAATATCTCGCTCTTTTTATATGACTCTGCTTTACGTCCTTTATTTTCATTTGATTCAATAATCTCGACAATTTTTCTACGGCCTTCAACTGTTAGTAACAAATCTTGATTAATCATCGTCTATCCTGCGGTATATTGTTAAATTCAAAATCTTTTTTCATCGGAAACAATTTCCAAGCAACATAACCTAAACAATCGGAAACGTGAGTTAGCATTGGGTCGCTTGTTTTATCTAAATCATCGTCCTTCCAAGAAACTTTATTCAAGTCGCCAATAAGCTTTTTGCATTTAGGATTTATCTTTATCCTGCCTGCGGTAAATAGCCTGTTCAAATTGTTTACCCTATCCCTGACAAATGGATTATGCGTTGTGATAACTGTAAATCCATTTTCTTTTAAAATCAAATGATCCGACTTCCCTGACGTTTTTCTATTTTTGCCAGTGCTGTCTGGAATAATAGATGCGCCGCCGTGTGATTCCTTTATTAGGTAATCACTCATTTTATAAGTGTCGCTATTTTCTAACCAAACCTCATCGTGAACATGCAATTCATCGCCGATTACTTGGCAGATAACTGCCGTCATTGGATTAACGTTGAAATCCATACCAGCAAATCTGGTGCCGTGAATTAGTGTTGTGGGTGCAACGTGTTTATCTCTGTCGAATGCATAATAAGCAATGCCATCGTCTGAATCTATGAATTGACCTAGCAAGAAACGCTGCCTTTGTTTCTCTGGTAATCCTGCCAATAACTTCAAATAATCCTCATCAATATTTTTGATATTATCTTGAGGATTCATAATAATACTTGAGTAATCATCTCTGTTAACAGGTTCGCCAGATTCTGGATCAACACCTTGGATAAACAAAGAATAACTCCAATGTTTTTTGGTTGGCGGATTTTCGTCGAAATATGCTTTTTTCTTTAACTCATTTTTTTCTGCCAATCTGGTAATTGCTATCTGCACTGATTTATACTTAATCTGTGAACACTCATTGAAATATATAGTTGAATATTCTTTACCTAGAATTTTTTCTACTCTTTTTTCATCGTCCAATCCTGCAATCCAAATTTCCGAACCATTGGGATATGTCCAAAAATGATCCGTCTTATTCTCGTCCATTGTTAAAGTAGGGAAACTTAATTTTTTAACCTTTGGGAATGTGTCATACCAGATGGACGTTTTAACATGGTTAAAATGTTCCCTGACAATTAGATGTCTAGATTTAACCTTGGACGCTCTAATCATTATTGCTCTGCACAGATAGAATGTTTTACCTGACCTTGATCCGCCATATGCCATAAAGAATTTTTCAGGACCGCCAAGCATGCGTCCTAATTCTTTTTGCTTGTCGGTTAGCTCAAAGATTTGACTCATCTTTACTTATTGTGATGCTGATTGATTGATTTAATTCAGGACGTTCACCATATAGACGCCAGAATCTAGTTTTAAGAGGAAACAAGATTGCTGCAATGTCTGATTTTTTGTGGTCAAACCCTTCTATGTTGCGTCCAGATGCCTTTGCGCTTAGGAGTTTTTCATAAAATAAAAGCGCCAATGAATCGGCAATATCCTTGGCCTCGCCAAACTCTTTATGTCTCTCGGTCCATTGATATGCGCATTCTCTGCTAACCCTAATGACGCCACAGAATGAACCAAAACTTAAACCCTGCTGACAATGCTTTATTAGCATGTCACAGTATTCTTCTTTATATTTTGATGCTGGCATAAAATAACCTCGATGTTTTAAAATTCTTGGTCATTCCTTAAACCACTGTTGATAAATTTGATTTGCAACGCCATAAGTCATTAAGGGAGGGACACTCATGCCAATCATATATTCTGGTTTTGATTTAAAAACATAGTCCAATGGATATGATCCAATTAAATTAATATGCGGCGGTTTTATTTTTTCTTGTTTTAGATTTTTATCTATTAAAAAAACGCCATCAGTCCCCATAACTGTCGGTGATGGCCTGTTGTGTGTCCACCATTTCGGCCGTCTGTTTGCTAGTATGTGCCTTAGATTTGCCGAATTAGAAACATGCCCATCTAGTCCAGTAGCCTCTTTTACTGTTATTGGTTTATTATTAAATGCAATTTTTATTGATTTAAAATTTAAATCCTTTCGTCTGCATATGAAAAACACTCTCTCTCTCTCTTGCGGAACACCCATTGTAGCAGCATTTAACAAAAACAATTGAACATCATATCCGGAAACATTGAATAAATTTATTATCTTTTTGACATATCCTTTCGCATTACCTTGAATTAATCCTTTAACATTTTCAGCAATAACAACTTTAGGTTGTAATTTTCTTGCTAGTTCAATGAAATCAAAAAATAAATCATCTAGGGTCTGACTTGATTGCCCTTCTCTAAAAACTTTCTTTTTTCCCCAATCTTTTTCCCTTGATCCTGCCATCGAAAAACTAGAACATGGCGGCGATCCGTCTAAAATATCTAGTTCATATAATTCTTTAGGTAAATCATCGCGCTGTCTAAATTTTCTAATATCCTCAAGATAATAATATTTTGGTTTATGATTTTCTTTATAATGCCATGCCATCTCTGGATCAATGTCATTTGCGCCAATTACATCAAAACCAGCGAGCTTGTAACCCATTGTTGAACCGCCGCCGCAGGCAAATGTCGAAAATACTTTTAGATTATTTTTTTCAACCTTATCTAGGTCCGTTAAATTCCATCGATAGTTCGGTATGTATTTATCACTCATTAAATTCAAACCCACAACTAGGACATTGATGCATTAAATCATTGCCAAAATTTTCAGTGTCTATTTCTTTGTTTTTATCTGAATAATCCAGCATTTCTGTTTCTGGCATTTTAAATTCTTCTAATCCGAATAATTCAAAATCCAAATCATCTAGCTTTAAATCTTTAATCCCTTCTATCATCTTTAATTCATCATGCTCTGCTAATTCAGCAATCTTGTTATCTGCAATCAGGAATGCAAATTCCTCTGCCTCTGTTTCAAAATCTTGATAATCAACCGCCGCTTTTTCCCAACCTAGCAATTGAATTGCTTGCAACCTTCCGTGGCCAGCACAGATATAACCAGATCGCTTGCTAATAACAATCGGGTGCCGTTGACCAACATGATCAATAATTTTTGCGAGCATTGTTATTTGTTTTTCAGGGTGTTTGTTTGCATTGCGTGGATTCGGAACTAATTTATGCAATTCCACGATTGCGGAATGCGCGCATTTAATTTTCATCTTTACACTCGCTAAGTTAAAGTTTTGTCCGCAGGACAGTAAAATGCTCTGCTCATTTTTTAATAATGTCAACATGCATTATTATTTGTTGATTAGCTCATCACTGATTGGCAACGGAATATTATTTTCTAAACAGTAATTAATCCAATGAAACAGCGCTTGGCGCATACACATTTCACATTCGTTAATATGCTCTGCTGGTTCATAGATTGCAAAATAATCTAAGCATAATTTTATTAGATCATAACCGTAATCATCATTTGTTTGCTCTAATAAATCTTTTAATCCATTAAGTCGCGCAGCAATCGGATCATCAATTGTAAACTTTAACAGCTTTAAATTTGCGTCCATAAATACACCGCCAACATTAAAGACAACCAAAGGATTAAATCAATTAAAAAGTTTTGCCATTTAGAGAGCATACAAAACTCCGTCCACAATACATTTATAATCTTGTATATAAACCTGTTGGTAAAACCAGATGCCATCAATATCCGTTACAATGCCGAATCCTAATTGCCATTGCGCTCTGGTTTTTACATAACTAAAAATTTTATGATTTGCATTGCCCAACCAACCACATGAGATGCCATGACAAACATTACCATGGGCAGATGATATTTTAATTTGAGCTATTCTGTGATCATGTCCATTAATTAAACTGCACATTGCTTTACGTGCAGATGCCTCTGGCGATCTGCCATAGGGTTCATGCCTAGCATAAAGATTTGTGTCCATCACTTGCACTAATTGACTTGGACCATAGGCATGATAATTAATATTCCTTGATTCGAGCATCAACAAATCGTTTACTGTATAAATCCCGATCAAATCAGGTGCCTTCTCTGCTAAATATCTGGATGCGCGATTTTCGTGATTGCCTTCAATGAAATGTAATTCGCAATTTTTATTCTCGTCCCTAACTCTGTCCAAGAATTTATTAACCAAATAAAGTTCATCTTTTAAAATTGATCTATAGTTAGGGTCTTTAGTGTGTGACATGACGCTGTAAAAATCTGCCAAGTCGCCTAAAAAATAAATGTATTCTGGTTGTAATTCGCGGCAAATCCACAGAGCTAATTCAACAGCTCTATGGTCATGGCTTTCATCGATGCCTATATGAGTGTCAGGCCATAATATAGCGCGTTTTACTATCAACAGCATTCCTTTGCTAATGATAGTAATAGAGTAAAGTTTATTCTGGTTGTGTCAAATTTGCTATTTTTAGACTTTCTTTTTTTGCCTCTGGACGCTTGTTTAATTCCATAAGCGCCTTTTTTAACACAATACTAAGTTGACGATGCGCAGGACCAGACACATATTGGCGTCCACTTAGTGTGCTAATTAAATATCCATTTTCGATTTTAACAATTGTGATCATCACTTCACAAACTCCTGCCATGTTCTGGATCCAATACAAAGCAAGCTATATGCCTACCAGTGCCTTTGCCTGCGGTATTATCCTCGGTAGCATGCCATTTTACGTCTTTTAGATTTCTTATTTCGCTGGCATGTTCAATCAACATTAACACCCATTTATCAATAGGGTAAACCATAACAACTTTTTTGCCTTTTTTATACTCTTCGATGCACTTTCTCGCCCACGCTGTAGGCCCTTTTTTCTTGCCATGCTTATCTATAAAACTACCGAACGGCGGATTGACATAATTAGAGCTACCCCATTCCACTGTTAAACCATCATACTCAGGCGGCTTGGGGTATGGGCAAGGATCATAATTAAAATCAAACTCACGTTGCAACTCTGCCATGAGTGATGGCGGCGTAAGCCAATAATGTTTGCTGTCTTTTTTATTGCCGTTTTCAAATCCCATACTATTTGCCTTGCCCCATTGTGTATCCAATATAGATAAGCCAATAAATAATTGTAGTCACTAACCATGCGAAAAAAATAGCTGTCACGATGATATTGAAATAATCTGGAAATTCTTTCATCTCACAAACTCCACATTCTTAGCCCATGACTTCTTATATTCATTCAGAATTGCTGCCTTGTCTTTGAAATCAAACTCAGCATAATCATAATCCTTGTCATATTCAACTTCCCAAATCCAAGCAGCATACGAAATCTTTGCGCCATCTAATTTCGCTAATTGCGCAGCTATAAATTTCTCGCCATTAGTTACTTTATTCGCCACTCCAAATTCATTAACAATAACAGGTGATCTATGCAAATTAATCCATGAATAAATACTTGAGTAAAGCGCATTTAATTCCTTAATCGCCGCATCAACATTGCCTTTATTATTATGCGAATATTCATAGGGTTCATATTGGTGTACAGCATAAACTAAATTATTCCCTTTTAAATTGCCTATCATTTTTAAACCGTCAACCGTTGACCAATCTGGCGCCGGGACAATAATCGGCATATTGCCATCAATTGCTCTAATCGCATCAACTAATTTTTGCGCAAATGCTGACCACTTAGCGGCGTCAATATCATGCGGTTCAACCATTAAATCGTAACCAGCAATGTATTTATTATCCTTGTATTTCGTCGCAATGAATTTCCACATTTCGATATAGGCAGTTTGAGCAGCGGCATCGGTGTAAACTTTCTTATTATTAATGCCATCATTGGTAATGTCATATTCACCACGGCCTGGGCCTGTTCTAAATGCTATAACGATATACAAACCAGCATCTGACGCATGTTTGATTAACGTGTCTAATTTGGTCACAAAATCATTTCGCTTAGTATATTTATTGACATCAAAAACACCTGGCACAGAATAATTAACAAAGTTAGCACCAGCATTTCTTAAGTCTTTTAAATCTTGCAGCGTAATGTTTGGATTCCAAACCTGACCAGCACTTGATCCTTTTTCTTGCTGGTACATATTAGCGCCACGTAATTCACCTTTTAAATATAGATTATATTTCGCACTATCAGTTGTCGGCAATGACACTGGCGGTTGTACTGTCACTGGATCGGGTTTAGGCGGTTGTGGTTTTTCGCAGGCTAATAATAGTAACAGCATTAATATTTTCATAATTCCCCTCGGCTTGATTGCCTAAATTATTCTTTCGCCCACATCGTCGCGGTTAGTTTCTTTTTCTTTTTTGGTTTCATAAAGCATTTTCCTGTTTTTGCATTTCTATTCTGCGATATTTAAATTTACCAATAGGAATAGCAAACTCTCTACCGTCACTAGCATAAATCCTTCCATTAAACTCGCAACCGTATAAATAACTGGTGTTTTTCAGCATAAACACATCACCATTTATGCGAATGTTTTTCATATAGCTTTTATCACCAATCAATTTATTTATTAACCAAATTCGCCAATTACTCATTTATCCCCCTTCAAGCTATCCAACCATTCTCTGGATTTTTTGTCTCGCTCTGCTTTCTTTACTGCTCAAATCTCGACAAATTCGGCATAGTCTATGTATATTACCGTTCTTTAACTTCTTTATAGTGTTGCCGTCCGTAAATTTATGACCATGTTTGCATTCTTCTTTGCTTAGGTTTTTAGCCGAAACAGAGTTTGAATTATATACACAATTATCTCTGAAGCTCACTTGTCTTAAGTGGTGCGGATTTACACATTTTCTATTCATACATATATGGTCTATACATAAATTTTTATCATAATCGGAATGGAAATATTTGTATGACTCAACATGAGCAGAAAGAGGATAATTATTGCGCGATATTTTTCCGTACCCATTAGGAGAAATACTAGATAACCAATTCCAGCATTCGTTTTTTCTTAAAACTGAAACTTTAGACCAAAACCTGGCATAAAAAACAGCATTTTCTTTCGCACTAGCAAGCTGGGCTTTTAGTGCGTCGATTTCGTTTTTCATTTCATCAATTACTACATGCTCCGCTCTTCCAAATTCATAAAGCAGTCCAGATATAAAATTCTTGGGATTTGACCTTGAATCATCTAGCCATCTCTCAAGTGCTTTTTTATCTATGATTTCATACTCTCTCATACACCCTCACTTTATTTCGCAGATAATCCTAAAGCTCCAAATCAAAATCTTTCTTGCGTAGAATCTTTTTTATTAATTAAAAAATATACTTGATCTTCAAGTTTTTTCACTCTTTGATATAAATCAATTTGCACGGCTGGTTGTGCTTCAATTTTATCCTCCGGCGGCAATATCTCGCTGCCGTCTGGGCGGTAGAATCTAACCATCTTAAATTCATTCCAGTGCCGTAGGCCAATGGCTTCACTAAGAACTTGCATGGAGCCGTCATTCATTGTTCTTATATATATAGATTTTGCATTGCTATCAGATAAGCCAATAATCGTTCCAAACTTAATTTCCTCACAACTCTTAATTTTTTCCAGTGTCCAAACGCTCATAACCCAATCCTCATTTTTAACTTTATTAATTTAACCACTTTCCTAATGCTCAAATTTTGCTCGGTAATCATTTTGTTATTATGAAAAATCATCTGCACCTGATTCAGTACAATATTAACATCAACTAACTCATCTATAATTTGATCTGCTGTTACTGGTTTACCTATTACAAATTTGCACAACACTTGCTGCAATTCTGCTAATTCCTCAACTGCGGCAATTAATTGATTATTACTTCCAAATTTTTCAAGCGCAGTTCTATAAATTTCGCATTCATTTATTTGATCTTGATCAATCATAACCTACTCCTAATATGACTTTCATAATCCTGCACAATCGCATTAACTACTTCGTGCGGTTCTATTTTTAAAACTTCACATAATTTAGCAATGCGTTTTGCTGGCACTGTACAAAGCCCACGCTCAACATTTGAGATAAACTGCGCATTCTGATAACCAATTTCTGCGGACAGTACTTCTTGAGACATGTTTGGAAATTTTAACCGTGCTGCTCTAACGACGCTGGCAATATATTTAAATCGCCCAATTTTGCGAATCATAATCCCCCCAATAAATTTCAATTATTCTATAAATAATAATTAAATTAGTCTAACGTTTTTACACAATAAACTTGTGTGTCATACCAATAACTGTGGCGGTATTTCATTACTCTGGATTCGTGACAAGTTGTCTGGTCCCAACCTGTTTTTTGAAATTGTGTGCCAAGAAAAAAACCAGACAGGGCGACTAAAAAAACATAAATTAATTTCCAAATATTACTCATAAACACCTAGCGCCTTTAATTCTGCCAGTAATTCAATCGCCAATCGTCTGCATTGCGATCTGCCGCCTATCCTGTATTGATAGAATGTTGCGATTAGATAATTAATAACATCGTCATGTGTTGGTTTTTTAATTTGTGTTTCCATAATTTAAAACATCTCAAGAGGGATTGATTTAATATCAAGGTTTAATTTTGACATTGTTTGGATCGCTGCTCGTAAATTATCTCGGTCCACTGGCCTAACGCTCATTGCTCGAGCTAGTTTTTCTCCTGCTGCTTTTTGTTCGGCGTTTAATTGGTCCCAACACTCCCAAGTTTCGCAGTAGAAACATTTTCTTTTTGGCAAACAGACGCATTTTTTATTCATTTAATACCTTGAAAATAAAGTTATATGTTTAATTAATCGTCAATTAATTATCTATTTCTGTTTAATTTTGTAAAAACTATCGGGCGGCCTAGCAAAGAAACACCCGATAGAATTACAGACTTGCGTCCGATTAAATTTAAAATTGTTTGCTAGACGGTAAATAAATACATAATCAAAAATGAAAAGTAAATTTATTTTTGTTGTTGATTGTAATCCACTTGTTCATTTACTGTTTTCCATAGTGATTTACTGACTACATTAAAATAATGATTAGATTTATCTAGCCCATATACGGCATTTCTAAGGCTAATATCTCTATGATTTTCTTTCTCATATATTTTTAAAATTTTTTCCATAAGCAGATTTACAACATTGCAACTTTCAACACTCATAAATTTCCTCCAAATAATCTCTATTAAAAACAAAACTGGTAGTCAATTAAGAGTGTACTTGACTGACAATTTTATGGTTTTAGAATTTAATTAAGTATTAATACAAGAATGCAAATTCAATTAAGTTATATGTATTTAAAAAAAATAAACCTTGGTGAGGCAATAGATTGAGAATAAAGTTAATTCTTCTTATCTCTTTTTTATTCGAGACATTGGAAAATTAACCTTGCCACTCTATTGCACATTCACCATCAGTTTTAATAAACCTCTGGAGCCGGCCGTCGATTGTCCCATTACCTATCCATTTCCCCGATTGCCACGTATCAGCTTGGGGCCACGGAACGCCTAGGGATTGCGTTAGATACGTGAATAAATAATTAATAAACCTTAATATTTTGTAAATACCCTACTAAACAATTTGTGACTGGCAATAAAAGCGATTATGTATAATATTAAATATTTAGATGATTAAAATAAATCAGTATTATATTTACTTATGATCTTTTTAGAATTTAATCAAAGTTGATAAGT